CCGATCCTTTACCTGTTCGAGATGCTAAGCTAACCACCGCTTACATGAAAGTAGTTGACCACGCTCTTAAACGCAATCTGCGCGGATTTGATTACAATTACATTGTAAATGAATTTCACAGACCAATTGCGAACCAAGAACTACTGGATGACAAACTGCACTCTGCAGATCTTCCAAAATTCAACGTCATAAAAGACAAACACTATGCCAACGGTCACCTCCGTGCCATAGAACTACTGTCTCCACCCGTCAAGTCCAGGCCCACACACCTCACTGACACCTTACACTATGACTGGTCCTTAGAACCCAGTGCTGAACTACCTTATGTCAGAGACCCCAATCTCAGACGCAAAGTTCACGACGCTGCACGTTCCCACAAGCTGGACAATGCAAAGATGAATTTTCATAACCTTGAAAACACCATTTTTGACCATGCAAGACAATTAGCACACGATATCAAACGCAATGCTATTGACCTTTCCCCCTACAATCAACGACTTCAACCCGACAGACTACATACCAAAGTAGTTGTTCAAAAAGTAGGCAAGTATAAACTTCGCCTCATCTTCGGAACAACGAAAGACACATCAATTTTTTGGTGCATGTTCTTTTGGCCATATTTTAGATGGCTACTTTACGATCGATTCAGAGATCCACACAACCCACTACTCTGGGGATGTGAAACGCTACTCGGCGGCTGGCAAAAGCTCAACTACCACTATTTGCTCAACCACCTTTACAATAGCACTTTCGTGACCTCTGACCTTTCAGATTTTGACATCCGTGCAAACTTCGACTTAGTCGATGACTGCACCGAAGTATGGAGAGACCACTTCTTCGACTTCGAACATGGATACATTCCAACATTTGAATACCCCGAATCAAAAACAGACCCTCAGAAATTAAAGAATCTCTTTGAATTTCTTCGTTGGTCATTGAAGAACATACCATTTCTGCACCCAAGCGGAAAAGTTTTTCAGCGATTATACAGATACATCCCATCTGGCGTATTCGTAACCCAATTTTTAGATTCACACTACACTCCTCAAGGACAAAAAGTCCTTGGATACACAAATAACAATGGATTTCCAGAATGTGACTGGCGACAACTTCTTGCCACACTTCTTCATCCCAAAGGGACACACCCATCCTTTGAAAATCTTATGTCATTGTGCATCAGCCTTGTCTGGGCATCTATCTACGAAACCAACGTTGTTA